ACAAGAACCTTGGGCTTGGTAATTCATAAGGAATAAAATGAGTAAAATTTATGTACTAAGAGAGAAAGACAACACAGTAAATAAACCAGAGTGGAAGTCTGTTGAAGTCGTACTATACAGGGCAATAGCGGAAGAGTGGGTATATAGACACGGGCCAAGAGCTAAAATACACCGAGATTTTGATGTGTTTAGTCTGCACATCCCTAATCATATGCTTGACGAGTGGAATTGCTGACATGCCAAAGAAAATATCAAATGAAGTCTTGCAGCAAGCACAAGAACTACGCACACAAGGAAAGTCCTATGAGGAAATCTCTAAGACTTTGAACGTAAGTATTTCTTGGTGCAAACACAACCTATCTTCTGCTCTTGCACAAAAGAAAGAAGTCATTGATGCGCTTGAGTCCAAGAGTAAGACTAGAAAAGGAGTAAGCAAAGGAGAGATTACTAAGGCTGTAAATGTAAACCAACCTAAGAAAGAACTGATTAAAGAAGTAAAGAACGTGACACAACGAATTCGCACACGATCTAAAGAAAATATCGTTCGTCCTAATTGGATGCCTCCTGAGTTCAGTATGTTCACAACAGAGCAAGTCATGCTTTATGCAAACGAAATGGAACGTAGGCTACAAGAGTACGCTAGTGAAATTCGTGATATACTTTTGTGGACATGCAAGACAGAAGATCAGAAGGAGAGCGTACCGTCTACTCTTTCCCTGAAGTTTGCTATTGCATCTTTGGTGTGTTCTATGACTAACCCTAGTAGTGCTGCTGGAGCTATGCTCAACAACACGACAAACAGCTTGTATGACACAGCACTAAAGCTAGAAAAGAGGAATGGAAATCCTGATGTAAAGGTAAAGGTGATCAAAACACCGCTGCCAGCAGAATTTGAAGACTTGGATGAAGTTGCTTATTAATTAAGCAGAAATGGTACGTCTTAGGCTATTTGCACTTTTCCGCATAGTATATATAAAGTGCAAATGGTACAAATAGATTTAATGTATCTTTTATACAACAAGACCTACACCCTACCTTCAGCACCCAATCTTTGTGTTTGAGTAAAGAAATATCCTCTTCCCTCTTGCATGACAGGGTGAAATCGTGTACACTAAGCATCTTTTACAGCCTTCGTTGAACCTTGAAATTAAAGAAAGGAAGCACTTTGTGTACTTACCTAAGCACTAAGAATGAATACTCTATAAAAATAGATTCACTAAAGAACACAAGACACTTGGTAGAAACTGAGCATTATTCCAAATCTGTAAACGGAATAAAGATTTCATTTGTGTTTTCTTTGTGGTTTAAAGAGGAGCTAATCGGTTGTGTAATGTATGGTCAAATGGCTACTACTGCATGGAAGAAGTTCGGTAGTAAAGAGAGTGATGTGCTAGAACTTCGTAGACTTGTTGTAAAACGAGGTTACGATAAGAATATTAGCTCTTGGTTTGTGTCTAAGACAATTAAGTACTTAAAGAAAAATACTGACACAAAAGTAATAGTAAGTTATGCTGACCCTTTTCATAATCACAAAGGATATATTTACCAAGCTTTGAATTTTATGTATATAGGTTTATCTGGTAAAGATAAGGCTTATAGAGATAACGAAACAGGTAAGGTCTATCATTCAAGAGCACTTAGAACTAAGTACAAAGGGAACTTTAAACCTTTTGTTCAAAGACTAAGAGATAAATTAAGTCTAGGATTACTTACAGAAGTAGTGCTTCCTGGGAAACACACTTATGTGTATGTATTATCTGGAGGTAATTCTTTGGTTAATCTGTCGCTTCCTTATCCTAAGTGAAATGTCCTCTTAGAAGCAAGGCTTCTGTGTTATACTTCTATTTATCAACTAAAGAAAGGAAACTTAAATGACTTCTAATATCCAACTATACCAAGGTGATTGTCTTGAAGTAATGAAAAATATCCCTGATAAGAGTGTTGATCTTGTCTTGACTGATCCACCTTACGGTACGACTGCGTGTAAGTGGGATTCAATTATTCCTCTAGAACCAATGTGGAAGGAGTTAAAGAGGATTACTAAACCTAATAGTGCAATTGTGTTGTTTGGTGCAGAACCATTCAGCAGTCAATTAAGACTTTCAAACCTAGACTGGTTTAAGTACGATTGGATATGGGAGAAGTCTAAATGCGGAAGTGCTTTTACATCAAAGTACAGACCACAAAGTAAGCATGAGATTATTTCTGTATTTGGTAAAGGCAGGGTTAACTATTATCCTCAAATGGAAGAGGGGGAACCTTATAAGAGAACCCGTAAAGTTAACAACGGAGATAAACCAAATAACCACAAGCTAGGTGTTACATCAGAGTCCGAGACAGTTAACACAGGTTATAGATATCCAAGTACAGTACAATTCTTTCAGCAAAGATGGAGAAGACAAGACCAAGTACACCCTACACAAAAACCAGTAGCTTTGATGGAGTACTTAATCAAGACCTATAGTAATGAAGGTGATGTAGTTTTAGACTTTTGTGCAGGTTCGGGCACTACTGGTGTAGCAGCAAAGAACCTTAATCGAGACTTCATTGGTATTGAAATGGACGAAGGGTACTTTAAGATCGCAAGCAGCCGCATAGCGGATGCGGAATTAGCTCAAGAGAGGATTGAGAAGGCTTAACTAAGAAGGCTACCTTTAGGGTAGCTTTTCTTTTGTGTACTACATCTACACCGTAATTGATTTAGTGCAAAGTACTTAGATTATAAGTATTTTATTAAGACTATAACTAAAATTTTAAGAAATCAAGTAATTATAAATGTTTCTTTGAGTTAAGTCTTTGTGAAAGGGTTTTGTTAAGTTCAGTGATTCTTTGTGTTCAGAGTGAGTGAACGTTTGTGTTTGGTGAACGTAACGACATTCCTGTCGGAACGTCTTGAAAAGAAGAAGTAGCTGTTGTGTTTACACAACAATGGTATTTCTTGTATAATTTTTATGCTATGATATTCCTTGTGAGGTTCAGTCCTCATATTGGTGTTTGTTTTATTAAAGAAAGGGAGTTTATGGAAAGAGAAGAGATTGATTATAGTCAGTATGTGTATTATGATGAGACTAGTCCTACTTGTTTGAGATGGAAGGTTGATAGGAACCAATCTGTCGAAATTGGTTCTAAAGCTGGAGGTTTTGAAAGAGATAAATCCGGCAAGGTTATCAAAGCAGAGGTACAAATAAAAGGTAAGGGACACTCTATCAACAGGGTTGTGTGGGCACTCTTTAATGGGAATATCCGCAGAGGTGAGTTTGTTCTCTATATTGATGGAGATAGAGGTAATAATAAAATTTCTAACCTTAGATTGAAGGTAAAAGAAGACTACCCTAAGAGGGGTAGAATGTCAGAAGAGGATGAACGCCTCTTACGATTATATAGAGGCATTAAAGATAGATGTGGTGCTGGCACACGTGAAGTCCCTGTTGCTTATATTGGTGCAGGGATGTGTAGTGATTGGTTAAGCGATCCTTCAAAGTTTGTTAGTTTCATCAAAAATACACCTAATTGGAACTCTAAAGATCAGAATGGGAGATGGTTTAATGTAGAAAAAGATTTGTTTTGTTTCAATTCCAATAAGTTTGGCTACTACCCCGATACTGTGTGCTTTCTTCCCCGTGACCTTAATCAAGCTATTCAACTTGAGCACAACGGGCAAAGAACTGCAAATAGAGGATTACCTGTGGGTGTAACTAAAGACGGCAATAGATATAAGGCTCAGTTGTCTGTAAACGGTAAGCCTAAATATCTAGGTAGTGGCACTATTGATGAGTGCAAAGAACTATACAAAAGGGCTAAAGTATCTTCTATTGAAGAACTTATCTCTGTGTGGGAACACATGCTACCAGAAAAAGTTATAAAACAACTAAACCTTTTTGTGAGCCATTTAAAGGCGATTTAAGGCCCGCAAATATCTCCAGTAGTGCAGGTATTACCTTTGGATTAAAATCGCTCTAAAGAGCTTCTAGGCCCTCTCTTGAGGGTCTTTTTGTTTGTATTTAAATAATACTACAGGGTGTGTTGCATTGTTTTTGTATTGTAGTTTTATTTGACTAAATATCAGTGAAAAATACCTTGCTGACAGTCCGACGTGTTTGATGCAAGTAAGGAGGTGGCCGATGGTATTATGTATAAATCGCAAAATATCTGCATGATAAATAATACCCTCATGATATAACCAACGATACATATAGAGGCTCTTAATGGTGCTATTTCCAGTCGATACGATGCCCCATGATGCTGCATTTAACATAATAGGTCTTGTATAAAGTCGCATACAATACGCTGGATCACCCTCGATGGTGTCTCATGTTGCCGTGCTGGGGGATAACCTGGAATGTATTATAGGATCGGGTTGGTTGATTATGCAGTGGGAGATAATTGAAGGGTAACAATAGCTAGGCCACTTGTAATTGTCAAACCCAAATTACTGACTGGTCAGTCATTAAAAGATAAGCAAAAGAAAACCCGGAGGTTAGTCCGGGTTGCTTCCTTACAGTGTCTTTGCTGCTTCTTTTGCTTCTTTGAAGTTAAAGTAAAATTCACTTACTGTCTGACTACCTGCTTTATATTCTAACTTGTATCCTAGCCCGTCTTTTTCTTTCCTGATCCATGCTACTGTCTTGCCCTCTACCTCTACTGTCCAGTCTACTATGCTCTGCTTTGTTACTTTCATGTTAGCTCCTTAGTGCCTATGCCTTGAATTATACACTCATTCCGAGCTATAGAACAAACTAAATTGTAACAGTTGGGTTTGTTTTCTAGGTGCGAACCCTGCAGAGAAAAGAAAACCCCGAGGGCTGATCGTATAGTGCTTGTTGTTCATGTTAACCCCTCGCCGCCAGTACAACCCCTGCCGTATCCGTCACAGTAACCCTATCTTCATTGCAGGCACATGCTACCCACTCAATAGCATCCTGCCATGTGTTGCACCAGAAGACCTTACGCTTACCCGTAGTGCTGCAGATGTGAGAGACTTTGTATCGGCCACTAGTCCCGATGATGCTGCCGCATACAATGGGCATGATTGCCCACCATGCCAATCATACATCATTTTGCGTGCTGTGCGAGATTGAATCATTTGGCTACCTCACTTCCTATAAAACAAAAACCATACAATCAAAATCCAAGGGCTGAACCCTAACATCAAGGTATACCCCAGGCACCCTAGGGCATACCCTAATGCAATTAATCGTTTTGTGAGCCTGCGCACAATGGCACTTTAAAACACAGCGTAAACAAACCCGTCCGCTACTTCACCGCATACGCTGGTACGGTATTCCAAGTATTCCCTGATAGTCTCCTTGATTTCGTCGTCATCCATAGGTTCACCATCAATAGTACAATCAATATTGTATTCCCGAATCAGCTCCTCAGTCGAAGACTCGTAGTATTCACAGCACAATGCGATAACATCAAGTTCTACATGTTCCCCAGTCTCATCGCTGTAATTCTCCAGATAATCAAAAAGAACTTCCAAACCTTCATAACTGAACTGATCCATCCGCCCAGCAAGGCGAAAAGCTTCACGGAATTGGTAGACATTATTGATGCTTTGAACGATTGCCATGGTGTGTGCTCCTAAGTTAACACGGTTGAAAATCTATCTTACCATAGAACCCTAGACAATCCAAGGTTCTACAGGAAAATAATTTATTCTTGATCGTCTAGTTTCCCATCACAAGACAATGCGTGCATTATACAAAACCCCATCGATTTTGCCGCTTGGCTATAGTCCAAATTTGATTCGACTTCTGCGCCATATTGCACCGTAAAATTATCGGGCTCGGTTTGTGATAAAACAATATCATAACCCGCTATTTCAATTTTAAATACTTCTTTCATCATTTCACCTTAATGAAAATACTGCCCTACAATTACTTGGTCACAATCCGAAGTATACCGCACCAGAACCCCAGAAAAATAACTATCTGAAACATACCCCTTCCACTTATCGGATATGGCTGTGTGATCAACCCGCATAAATTCCCCCAGATCATACACATGGTTTTTATACCTAAAAAATGAACCTTCGCCCTCCTCCAAGTAGTCGAATTCCTTTTGTTCCGCTGGTGTCAAATCATACCATGAAAGGATGGTACGGGGGTGATTGTTTGTTACGATCTTCACGATCATGCCTTTGCGTAGAATTTAACGGATTGGTTTGTTTCTTTGGCAATATTAACATGCTCTACTGAAACGCGCAAGTAAGCACAATTGACAATGCAAAACAAAAGACCCTTTTCTGCCAGTTCAATTTGTTTGCTATAGGTTTTGATGACTCGCATGGTTTTGCTTTCGGTTAGCTGAAACAATGCCTAGACTATAACACAAAGTAAGTGCTACAGTTTAGGGATTTATGCTTAGTTTTTTGCAAACAATGCTTTAACATTGCCCAAACATAGCCCTTTTTCGTCGGCATAGGTCGCCCGCGCCTCTTTACAGGTGCGCGCCCATGTTGTACTAGCAACATAATTCCAAGAACCAGCCGCGCCTACATATATGTGAATTTTAGGGTAATCCCTGTAGGTGCCGTACGGTGCATTTTTGCGGTTCATGTGCCTAACTCCTGTGAATCAATGCCTACATCTTATCACGAAAAACAAGACACACCGCACTAGTACAAACCCTAGTACGTACATCTACTTACCGCAAAGCATAGAACTGCTTTAAAGCCCCTAGAAGCTCCGATCTGGTCTTACCCTATGCTAACCCTCACCCTCGATCTTTTCT